ATGATTATTCTTGGTATTATTGGAGTCTTATCAGCTTTTGGATTTTTAACAGGATTGATTTTTATTTTCTTCAATAAAACTAGAAAAATAGGCCTACGATTAGCTCCAACCGGTCTTATTTTGGCTCTATGTCTTTTTTATATAATGGGTGTGTTGAATCCTGACTCACATAAAAAAACAGAGAGCACTACTGGGTCAGGCAACTCCAATATCGAATCATTTGCTGAAGAGGATTTGTCTAATTCTCAAGATGAAGAAATTATTATACAACATGATGTTGATTGGTCTGTAAATAAAGGCAATGTAAAGTTTAGTATCGATCAGATTAGCATCGTGAAAAAGGATCTTGAATCAGGCGATCAAGGTGTAATAGGTGTCCATATGATTATTGATAACAGTAGCACTAAAGACATTTTGACTTATCCTACGCAAGGTACTCTACTCACGAACACCAGGGAACAAATCACAGCAAGTCTTCATAGCCAGAGCTTTGATGGAGATATAATGTCTGGAGCAAAAACAGATGGCATCGTTCTTTTTCCAGTCAAAACATTAAATAAACCTGATGATATTAAATCTGTTAGAGTTCAATGGGATTTCTGGCCTGACAAAAACAACTCAGAGGGTTTGCAGGAACTTGATGCTAAGTTAAACTTCTGAATTGAAACCATACCAAACATTCTATGGATTATATAAAGTCCCGCTGTGAAATGAGCCGGGACTATTTTTGTTTTATTCAATAGGAATATAGACACAGATCAAACGAATCATTTTCATCTAATACAAAGACTTTTCAATTATTCGACTTTTCTTCGTGGTAAAATTTTGAATGCAGAATTCCAAAAGAAGGGATATGATCATGAAAGTATTTGAGGCCAAAACACTGCTTTCCGAGACTGAAAGCCGTACAAAAGAATATAAAGAATTAAAAAGTAAAATGATCAAATTAAAAAAAGCATTCAAAGCTGTCGCTGATTTAGATGATAGTGAGTTTTCAGGTAAAGGTGCAAATAATATCAAATCATTTTATGAAGATCAAGCCGGCATTGCCGACCAATGGATTGATCTAATTGAGATGAAAATTTCTTTTTTAACGAGTATTCCTGGTATTTTGGAAGACGCTAGCTTATCAGATGCCTACATAGAAGAATCTTTCCTAGAGCATGAGTTGGCCAATGCTAATTCTAAATCCAAAGCCATCATGTCAGAACAGAAAAAGGCCATCAAAGACATCTTAAATGAAATACATGATGTCCTTCCTTTAGATGTTTTTTCAACAGAAGATTTTAAAAATGAGTTATCCTCTGCAGAGAAAAAACGCAAAAATGCAGTCGAGAAAATAAGTGAAGTTGATGGGAATCTGACATCAGAATACGCCCTCTCAGAAGCAAATGAACAAATGATTCTGGCTGATTACCAAGCACTCATGAACGCTACAGCAAAAGGTAAAAACGCCTCCCCTATACACTATAATGCAAAAGCTTATAGGGACAGTGAAATTCATAAGATGACTGAGGATGTAAAAAAACAAACTACTGATTATATTTCCTTTAAAGATCAGCAGGCCGAACAAAGAAGAATTGCGAAGGAACAGGAAGAACTCGCAAATAGGCCGTGGTATGAAAAGACCTGGGATGTCGTTTGTAATTTTACGGGGGAAGTCTCCGGATATTATGATTATAAGAGAGCTACTGATGGCGTCGATCCAGTCACCGGTGAAAAATTAACTGATGGGCAACGGGTGGCAGCTGGCGCAATGGCTGCGGCCGGCTACATCCCTATAGTTGGCTGGGCCGGCAAATTAGCCAAAGGCGGAAAGGCTGTCTACTCAACGAGCACAGCCATCTATAGGGCAGACAAAGCGCTTGATGTCTATAAAACGCCTAAGACATTTCACGCTCTTCAAAACTCCAGCAAAGGACTTTACGGCCTCGCATCTGCAAACGGTTTTAGCGAAGCAATAACTGGCCGGGATATGTTTGGAAATAAGATTTCTGATGAGCAACGTCAGAACAGTCTTAATCATGCGTTATCGATGCTTGGTGGATTCGGTTTACGTGGAGTTAATACTAAACTAAATGCCAAAAAAACAACTGGCTCTAAAAGACCATCTTGGCGCCAGTCAGAAGTTGACGTTGGAAAGGATTATCCCGGATACAAAGACCAAGTGTCCTTTAAGGAGAGAATCGAGGTAAAACACGGAACTAAGGACAGCTCCCGCCCTGATTTTTATAATACAGGGCATAGCATTGAGGTAAAAAATTATAAGTTGACCACATCATCAGGAAGAAGTAATCTTGTTAGAATTGTAACCAATCAATTTAACAAAAGGATGAAAGACTTACCAGAAGGAACAAAACAAACTGTTATAATAGACGTACGTGGTCAGACAGTATCAAGAGATATATTAAGAGATGTCAAAAGAAAAATAGATGAAAGAACGGATAATAAAGCAGAAATAATATTTAAAATGGATTAGGGGTGTCTAATATGGCAGTAGGTTTTATGGTTGACTGCTTTTTCTATGAGGCGGGACACGGCGACTTTGTTCATTCATTTTTTTCTACAATCTCATATCATTTAGAAAAAGATGGATGGGGAACAAAATATCCTTTATTAATGAATAACTTATACCATGATAAATTAGAGTGGAGCGACGTTCCAACTGCTAGAGAGAATTTAAAAGAAATTGAAGCAGAACTTTCTAAACTCCCTCCTGAAAAAGTTATTTGGGATATTGAAGACTTATCAAAAAATCCTCCATGGGGTAATAACATAAGTCAAAAAGTTACCAATCTATCAAACTATTTCGCGACAAACGACGGACAAACTTTCTTTGAGGTGCTTTATAAGGCTATGGATGCTTCAGAGGAAGATAAATGTGATATGACTATTCGAAATGTATAAAAGAGAAGCCCTTTAATAGAGGGCTTCTTTTGTTAATTTAACAGAGATGCCAATTTTGCTTTTGTTTTCGGTCCGTAGATACCATCTGCTGAAAGCCCGTGCATCAGCTGGAACCGTCTGACGGCATCGGCTGTTTTCGGTCCATAATAGCTATCGATCCCAAAGTTTTTGGCTTTCTTATCCGGATAGAAATGCAATGCCGCCAGCGCTGTTTGAATCTGTTCAACAGCAGCACTGTGCATCAATGGGCTTTTCACTTTAAAAATGCCTGTTGGCAGATTAAAGGATGATTTCTTTTTGCTTGAGCTTGGTTTTTTCACCGTCTTAGATGAAGTTGTTTTCTTACTTGATGTTTTGCCGCCAAGCGCTTTTAATTCAGCATCAATTGCAGCTTTGACTTCATCCCAACGCCCTTCTGACAAAATACGGTGCGGACAATACTTGCCGTTCCAATCCTGATGCTTGCGGACACGATCAATTCCCCAGCCGCGCTCTTTAAGCAGCTGCGCCACAAACTTGATTGCCAGCTTTTCTGCCGCCTTATATTTAACGCCTCCTGACTTGCTGTAGCAGATTTCAACGCCGATAGACTTACGGTTCCCGGTGCCATTTGTACCGTCCCCTGTATGCCATGCGTTACGATTTAACGGCAACCCTTGAATAACCTCTTTGTCATCAACGGCAAAGTGAAAGCTTGTCGAGCTAGTATTTCCGATCATGTAGCTGATCTCATTGGCAGCTGATGCGTCATTGGCTGTATTGTGGATGGTGATGTACTGCGCCGTCATTGCGTTCGGGCATTTCAAACCGTATTTAGCTGATGATACAAGGTTCTTTTTCACTGTGATTGTCATAAGTGTTCTCTCCTTTATTTTTGATATAGAAAAGGCCGCCGGGTTATCCAGCAGCCTGTTCATCCTTTTCGTTTGTTTGTTCATTGTCATTTTCGATTACGTGAAGCCGATCAGTAATGGCCGCTGGAATCTTAACGCCGATCTGTGCCAGGTTCTCCGTAATGGAAAGCCCCTCATTGGCGATATAAAAAAGAACGGTTCCAAATGTCAGGACACCGTTCAGATTGAGGATTGTATCAATGATATTTGCCAAGATGACCACCAGAAAACTAAGCATTTTCCGGACATAACCGAACCAAGCGCTTCGGCTGCGGAGCTCCTTAAACTTCCACGCTTTCACCACACCGGTAAGGATGTCAATGATGTTCAGCACTAGCATTAAATCAAGATATTTCACACCCCCAAACAGATAAACTCTCGCTAAGTCCAACGTATCAAAGTTAATGAACACAGTCGTTTCCTCCATTTCTTGTTATCACCTCCTTAGAGGCAAAATAAAAACACCCTTATTGGGCGCTTGTCATTCCTAAATCCACACAGACTGCGGGCTTCTCATAGCTCCTTCCTGTTATTTGTTCATACTCTGCCTGGGTGATCCAGTTGATCTTTACATACTCTCGCATCTCATCATCCGTGTAACACCCCCAGTCATAGAATTGTTTTATATCTGCAAGAGTGGGATACTTCATAATGCCCCGCCCCCTTTTAACGCTTCAACATCAGCCTGTAAACGTGCAATTTGCAATGACAATAAAGCGTTCTGTTTTTTTAATAGGTCTATAGGGCTCGGCCCAGAATTAGGCGGCTGCAGGCTATCGATATATTCCTGTGTTGCTGTTTCGCGCCATTCCAACTTGTTTTTGTCGAACACAGGTTTATACATTCCAGTTCCGTCGGGATAAGTCGGGGGAATATCAGTGTACCCCTTTGGAATAGGGTCATTATTAGATATAACTGTGTTTTCTAATGGCATGTAGTTCAGATTGCTGTCGTATTTATAGATAAGCTTCACTGCTTGGAACCTCCTCTACAGCGCTTTAAACGCGAAATCGAATCGAATATAATTTGTGTTGCTGGATACGTTCTCAACTACTACTTCGCCGGTCGCCCTAAACAACAACCGTGCCACTTGTGCGGTGCCTGACGCTATTTGTAGGCACCCCATATCGCGAATCGGCCTCATGTTTTCTGGAAGTGTGAAAACGGTCGTTCCAGTAACGCCCCCTTTCGCTGCCCCTCGCACATATACCGTTTTGGTCGCGTCAATCCCGAAGACTACATCTTCGCCGCCGTTGTAGTGAGCCCAGCCGTTCTGCATAGTCGCAACAATCCACGAAAAGTTAGATACGTAAGTCTTGGCGTCAGCAAGCGCCTTATCCGCTTTTTCTTGCGAGCCCTTCGTTGTTTCTTTAGCGTTCCAAGCTGTGCGCTCATCAGCCGTAATATGCCGCGTAGTATCGTCATCATGTGCCTTGAATTCTATCTTACTCGCCTGCTGTACGTCATCTACATTCGATAAGCCAATCTGCGTTTTTGTTACAGCGTGCGGGTTACCCTTATCATTGACGTGGTTATCAAACTCAGTTTTCGCCGCTTGCTTGACGTTATCGACGTTGGCTAACCCGACCTGAGCTTTCGTTACCTTGTGCGGATTGTTCGTCTTAGCTGAGTGTTCGTCCGTATAAGCGTTTGCGTTAGCTTCCGCTGCATCTGCCTTTTCCTGCGCTCCCTCTTTTGTCTCAATCCGGTCGAGGTCCGAGAACTTCGCTTTTAACTCGTCAAGCATTGCTGTTTCTTCGTCATACATCGCTATGATTAACGCCTTTAACGATTCGAAATCATCGACGTAATATTCCGCGAGAGGTGCGATGTTCTGGTCCGCAAGACTTTGCGATACTTCAAACCCGAATTTGTGAGCTGAGAGTGATTGGCCGTTCGTATATTTTAGAATGAGCTGACAGTTGAATTTGCCATACATTTTGACTTCGTCCTCATCTAAAACGTACTCTGCGATACCCTTCAACGGATCAACTATCGTGACATCTCGTATTCTCTGCTTACCGCTGGACGGAACGAGGATTACTTTTCCAGTCACGGCTGATAGTGGCAATGCGATGCCGTCCTTGCGTAAATAAAATATCAACTTTGCTGTATTAATATCTTGTGTTGAAAATATAAAAGTCGAATGATAATCCCCTTCTATTTTCGCGTTTATATCGAACGCGTAAGAGCCGGTTTTATAAATAGCCAACAGCATTACCTCCCCTTCTTAATATGTTGGAATTTCAGGCAGCTCCGCGTCATACCCATAATTCCCATCAGGTCTTTTCGATATCTTAGGAGCTTTACGCATTGTAGGTCTGAGATCAACTTGCTTAACGGTATCTGTGCTGTATACCTGATAGTATCTTTGGCATTCAGCTATTTCTTCCGTCAACGATCTTGCGACATACGGCGTAGCAAGCCTTCCTTTTTCTAGTTTGACTAGGTAAAATTCTACCCATTCACCGGGAGCCAAACGGTCATAGGAAGAGCTGTTTGTTGTGTCGACATCTATTTGAACTTCAACGTAGTCTTCTTCCTTGAATTTATAAGCTGACATATCAGGCATCTTTATGTTCAATACAAAGAAGGTGAGCCTGGTTGTTACTTGGCAAGAACGGATTGCAAGATTATCGTGTTTACCGTCATGTGTCATATCAAGATGAAGTTTGATTCTGTGAGAAGATTTATTAGTCCTCGCCCATAAAGCTAAAGTATAATCTTCGCCGCTTTTAAACTGAGTTGGATTTTCGATCCGTTGAATTAGATCAGTGCGCGACATATTTGAAACACTTTTCATTTTCGTTATCCTCAAACCATACTTATTAGAAAACGGTGCACTCATCGGCTTTTTCACTCTTTCAGTCCGATTGATCCCGCTCTCATTCGTACCAACAGCATTAACGAGCCACCTGTCAGCAGTAAATACACCGTCGTTAGTAAAACTTGTTCCACGCTGCCATACATCAAAGGCGCCGTTTGTCACAAAGTTTCTATTCGGCATATGCAAGGCGACTTTGTCATAAGTTACTTCGGTTATATTCGGCCTCTTTACGGGCTGTGTAGATATTAACGACCCGTCTTGTGCACCGGCCAATGTCACAAATATTGTTTCTTTCCCGCTCCGCTCAACTGTGATCTGCAGCAAAGCTGGAATGACATAGCCGTCATAGTTAAACATACAGATGCCTTCATTTTCAAAATCATAGTTATTGCGATCAAAATCATAATTCTCTTGTATTAAGTCCGCGAAAGAATCTTTCGAAAATGAATATGCTTTAGCAATGCTTCCATCTAGATTGATGACTGTAATCGCAGGAGTTCCTTTCCCCTGACCTAAAATGATTTTGTTCTCGTGGAACGTAATCCCTTGAACTTTTTCGAACATAATTTCTTTGTTGTTTACCATCACTTCCATCAATAAATTAGGATTACCTGCAACTATACTTTGGAAGTCATAAATGTATATTCGGTCCATCTTCTCATTCGTTGAATTACCGGAAATAAAGTATTTTTTGTCGATATCATTACCGGTTTTGTAAGAACCGAGAACTTTCATCGTTTGAACAATTTCCCCCGATGTGTAATTGAAAATAGACAGCTCGTTTTCGAATTTTTGTCTAACGAGAAAGCATAGATCGCCGCTTGAATTCTTGAACCAAGGAAGCCCCTCGTTGTACGTAGAATTTGCGATTGTAAATTGCCTTGAATCCTTAAATTTAGCACTAGACAATTGATATCTTGATATTATACAGACGGTTCCTCCGTTTTCTTGTCTTGCTACATATAACTCATCGTCATCTTGATTTATTGAAAGCGCCTGAGGGAATGGGCGTGTATGATCCCTTGCCGGCACCGAAAAAATGATTTTTTGATAATTGAGGTACTCCTCAAACATTAAATTCCTTTTTGTTAACTCCCTATACAGCCCGTCGATGTTCTTCTCTGTATTAAATAACCGATCATTTGCTGTATTGAAAACCTCGCCTTTATTATTGACCCGGAGGTCGATGACCTCTTTAACATTGGACCCGTCAGCATTTAAAATTAGGTTTCGTATACGCGCTTTTGCAATTTCGATTTCTTCATAAACAGTTAGTCCGCCCCCATGAGCGATCTGTGAAGATGTATGAGCAGTCACAGCTGATTTATGTTTTGAAATGGAATTGGACAGTCCATTTAATTCATTTTCAATGCTTTCCAAGTCATCCCGCTGCTGTGCAAGATACAGTGAGTCTTTTGTAGAATCATAATCTTTTATTAATCTGATCACCATGAGATCACTCTCCTTTCAAAAACAAAACAAAAAGCACCCTGGTAAGAGTGCTCAAATCATCATTCTAAGTTTTTGCATATATCGCTTTTGATCTTTCAATCTCTTCTCTTGCTCCATCCGAATGTCTTGAATATCTTTTCGGAAATTAGCAAAAGTCAGTGTCGGTTTTGCATAAGGATTTAATGGTTTATATTGAATGGCCAAAAGGCGGACATCATCTTCGTATGTCACGCCATATGATGTGTCAGCCAAAATATGCAGTGTATCACCCTTCCAGAAATCCTCTTGTATCTTTAAAAGCTTCGGCTCGTAGATGTATTCATAATCTACTTCTATTTCCGTCTGTGGATATGGATTGACGTATTTTTTCAAAGCCGCCAACATACTAGACTCTTTTTTATATTTTTCATCCCGCAATGGTTCCGCCCATCTCGGCATGCCATCAATGAGGAATTTATCTTCGTCAGGATGCTTGTACAATACCGGTTCAAAAACATACTCTGTTTTTTTGCTGTCTGTGCTGCTGTTTTCTTTAATTGCACCAAAACCCCTCGCTCTTGTGGAACACCCTTGAGTAGAGGTTTTGATTGTGATACCAGGCATATTATATCGAGTATCAAGTGTATGATTTATTCGTTTGCCCATTTTCTTATACACGTAGACTTTATAATTATCGACATCTAATTCTAAGCCATAGTCTTCCACAATTTCATCCATCAGATCATTTCCGAATCTGTCACCGAAATTCTCTTGTTCAACGCTAGAGAACTCACTTTCTTTGTCCATAAAGATGTACCTTAATTTTGTGCCTTTAAAAACAAAATCAAGCATCTTCCTGACGGTAAACGTCCCACTGATCGTATCTTCCACATAGTGATTGTTTAGTGTCACAACGTAGACGTGGCTTGCTGTTACTTTTTTCGAAAGCGTCCCTTCCTGGTTAATATCTATATCTGTGATGAAATACTTTTGATGATTGAATTTTTTCTCATCAAGATAAAGAATATTGTCATTCACAAGCAGGTCGTATTCTGTTCCATTATCTGCCGTCCTTGTGATCGTAAATTCAATGTCCTTTTTCCCTGTCGTATCGTCTAATAAGTCCGGGTCTGCTCCGATGACTTCAATAGCTTGTGAATCGTCCTGACTCGCCACATGCAGCTTTGGAAAATATACATCTTTAGGAAGGCTCTGATTTAGCGTAATATCTTTTCCGTCATACTCTTTGCTCGGCAGGTCTACGATCGGATCAGGATTACTTGGTTCATCCGGATTGTCGGGCAGCCCCTCAGTTGTATCGTATTTGGTTAATTTATACGTGAAAATAATGCTATTGAGCTTTGTTGCATAATTTGGATCAGTTGCATATCCAGCTTTTACGAGGGCAGCTGTGGCTTTTTGATAATCCGTCTCTCCGACAACGGCCCTGTAATGATTTTTATCCCAGCTTACGCCATTGAGATACAGGTTAGCTAAATCATCAATTGACTCTTTCCAAGAGGGATATTTTCTAAACTTTGCCGGAACCTGAACATTTTCACCGTTGATGACTTCCCATGTCATCATAGTGACATATTGTCCCTTGTATTCGCCTTTCATTCCGAATAGGTTGTGTCCTTTTGTTGCAAGTTCACTTGTTCCCCATGCACTTTCAAGACAGCCCTGGGCAATGATTAACGAAGCAAGAATTTGATGGTTTTTATAAATTCTTTGAGCGTCGGCGGCTATTTGTTTAATAAAATCTTCTTTAGCCAAAAAACCACCACCTCTTACAAATAATAAAGTCGAGTATCGAATTGGATGGTGAAGTCACTTGTGTTCTGAACTTCAAACTCATTCCATCCTATTTCAAGACTCGGCAGCCGGCCAGATGTTTTAATTGGCGTGTTATTAATGATTGTATATTGTTTGAGAAAAGAAACCTGCTGACTTTTCTTTAGTTCCTGTTCAATCGTAAGCTTTTCATCATTAGTATGATTGATCAATGTTACATTTTTACCTGCAGCATTTAACAGGACATTGTAATCATGGTCCATTGGATTTATCTGTACGTCACCGGGATTAAACACGGAGAAACGTTTCTGATTCTTAAAAGAATAGTTCAACTGGTCATTAGGCGGGATGTTCATACCAAAAGTCCGCTTTGCTCTAGTGAAATACTGCTTATCTTTTGTTGTAAAAGTTGATTCCGCCATCCCTGTAATATTAGTGAACTCAACAGAGAAATCGTTGAAGGTTTTCTCCTTCTCTTTTGGAATGCTGAAATTCCCATCACATGTAACGAGAAAACGGCGATTCGGCCAGAGATCAGAAGAAATGTAATAAGGAAACGGCTTAACCAATAGTGCATATAGCTGATGCCGATACATATAAAAATTCTCATGTATGCGAGCATTCAAATAAATCTCAACATTTATCTTTCTTTCCCCATAAGTCACATCTCGTGGATGTTGCGGCAAAATCTGACCATGCCGCCGATGTATAGTAATTGTTTCCCGATTAATATTCGGAGATTCCGGCAAAAAGCTTAATACTTCAAATTGGGGGAGTAAGCTGTCAAGGCTCTGCTCCCCTAGTCCATTATTAAAGTCAATAAACAGTTTTACCATGCAGGCTTACCCCCGTTTCTGTAACGTTTTTTGTTATATCGGTCTGCGCTGGTTTGATCCAGTCTTACTCCGTCTATATACGTGTTGGTGTCTTTTAATAAAAGCTGTTGCAAGAGCTGAACATTTTCATTTAGAAAATCAATCTGCTTTGCCATCATGCTGATTTGCTTCTCTTGATTCTCGACTACACGACTCACGTCAACATTTACATTGGTCTGTGGCGCTTTGTCAGCTGCAGCCATTGAAGCTTTTTGAAGCAACACAAGGGCTTTTGAAATCATGCCTTGTTGAAGCGATGGAAGAACGCCAAGTTCGCTTCCTACACGCGCCCATAAACCGATGTTGCGTTCCCGATATGCTGGGTCTGTTGTAATCGTGGTTTCATCAAAGCCACGTTCGTTTAGGATCGCCCATTTAGAACCACCGCGCCCCGGTGAAGTCCCTCCTTTTGCGTATCCCACATACGGGCCACCGCGAGCCATTGACTTCAATCCAGGGTGATTGGATATATCCTTGTAGCGTCTTTTAATGTAATTGATTGCAGCCAAAACGCTATCTACCGGATTTAAAATGTTATTGTGTCCGGGAAACGCATTGGATGAAAATGTACTTGGGATGGTCTGCATCAGCCCCTGAGAGGGATGTCCGGCGAGAAAATTTGAGTCAGTAAGGTTTATTGCATTAGGATTCCCTCCAGACTCTTTCATTGCAATGGTGATTAAGCCAGGAACCCATGAGAATGGTACACCTGCAATGCCAACAGCTTCTGTTACCCATTTTTGAACCTGAGCTGAACCTGTCGATCCCTTATATGATTCTGCTGTGAAAAGACCGGCATCTGGAAGAATACTTTTCAAAAACTCACTAGCTCCATTTTTTAATGTTTTAAGGATTCCAGTTCCTAATGAGTGCACACCTTTGCCTGACTTAAAAGGGATAAAACCCTTAAACAAGTTCTTAATCATTTTCTCAGGACCGTTCAGGATCATTTCCATAGCCCCTGATGCAACATCTTTCGCTTTATCGACAACGCCTTTACCTGCTGAAATTGCACCTTTTACAAGCTTCTTGGAGCCATTAACAGCGTCTTTGAAGAAGTCTCCGACACCGCCTGCATAACCGGGAAGTCCGGTTGCCATGACTTCTTTTGACTGACTATGCGGGAGAACCGATGTCCCACGCGGTAAATCCCAAATCTGCGGACCTCCCATTCCGACTACATACGTTCCGATGCCTGGTGTATGAGCGAGCTCATACCCTTCTTCACCGACTAATGCCCTTCCGCCTGGGTGGAAGTCTGTCCCTTTTGCATAGGCCTTGCCCGGCGCTATTTTCATTTCAGAGTTTCCGCTATATCCTTTAGGTTTCCATTCAGGAATGGTAGGAATGTGCATGAACTCAAGAACAGTATTGATTCCGCCTGTAATTTTATTGACAACACCTGCCATATCAATAACAAATGTATCAAATTCTCCGAGAACTTCTCCTGTCTCCCAATCAACCTGTTCAATATGTCCATAAGCTTGAAGCTTTGCTTCCTTTACTACACCTTTATGAGTATCTTCTGCTTTTTTAATTGTTTCTTCGGATTGGCTTTTAGCGTCCCCGACAATTTTATCGTGCTCTTTCTTTGAAATTATACCTTTTACGTAATATTGATCATCAGCAGCGGCAATAACAGCATCGCGTTGCTTCTCGGCATCTTTAATTGTTTTATTTTTTGCCTTGTTACTGTTTTTTACAACTGCGGCTGCCTGTTTGGCGGAAAGGTTTGACGTTTCTTCTTTTAACTTTCTTGAAATTTTGGTTTGTTCATCTTTGCTTTGGGTTAGTGCTGTCTCCATTTGGGCAAGCATTTCCCCTTGGATTTTTGCAATTTCTTTATTCTCTTTTTCCGTAGTTTTGCGGTTTTCTTTAGCGGCGTTTCGATAAATTTCATTTACTCGATCCACATAACCTTGGATTTTCTTTTGTTTCTCCTGATTTCCAACTTCAATTTCATTTAGAATCTTAGCTTTTTCCTTGTTTGACATTTTATCATTAGAAGCAAAAAATTCTTTTAATACCTTAGTCGCTGAATCAGCGCTTGTTTGGAATCCATTTTTCAATGAATCCCCCATCGCTGTAAACTGTGTTGTGACATTGTCCGCTATTTTCTTAGTGATTTTTTCGTTGGTTAAACGGAGATACTCAAGCTTAGCTGTGACTTTAGTGTTCATATCTTCGTAAGCATTCACAGCTTTTGCAGTAGACTTCGATACTCCCTCACCAAAATCTATTGTTGCTGGAAGAACCCTTTTCTTTAGGTTGTCATGATACTTCATACCGGCTTCCGCGAGAAGCGTTACACCTGTAACAGCAAGGCCGATAGGACCGCCCAGCAGGCTCAATCCACCGCGCAAAAGACCGACAATTCCAGCGCCCTTTTTTAGAATGTTAAAAAGACCAAACCCACTTTTCGCAAGCTTCATAAAACCGCCAGCGCCTTTTACTGCATTCACGCCAGCTTTGATGATCCCTGAACCAAACTTGAGTAGTTCGGGAGCAAAAGAAAGAATTAAACCGGCGATCGTTCCAACTGGACCGCCAAACAAACCTAAACCAAGGCCTGCTACACGAGAAGCTCCACCAAGGCCTCTCATCGCTCTTGCGCTTCTAGTTGTCGTTTGTTCAAGCCGTCCTACCCTAGTTGTGGCAAGCGCAGATGTTTGATGGAGTCGATCCATCCTTGTGGATGCCACTGTTGCCGCTGTTGAAGTGGCAGTCATGCCCGCCGCTGCTGTTCTTGAAGCTGCGCCGGCTGCAATCGCGTCAGCAGAATAAACAGTTAGACTCGTAGAAGCGCGGTTGACATTTCCGGTTAAATAAGTCGCAGCTGTGCGCAGCATATTCCACCCTGCAGCCATTTTAGGAATAGAACCTAATGCGAGCAGGAAAGCTCCGCCCAAGAGCGAGAACACAGTGACCGCTGCACCTGTAATGGCGATTGTGCTTGCCACTGAAGAAGGTAAGGAATCAAACCATGTCACAGCCTTTGTAATAACGTCTGTTGTAGCACGTATTACTGGGATAAATTGATTCCCTAGTGTAATAACAGCATTATTTGTGGCCGACTTTAGGTATTCAAATGAACCGGCTAGGTTGTCCATTTGCTTATCAGCGATTTTCTCAGCTGTGCCGCCGCTGTTTTCCAATTCTTTTGTGAAGTCTTGGAGTTTATCCTTTCCAGCGTGCATTAAAGTAATGAAGCCTGATAGAGCATGCTGTCCGGCAAGCTGTTTGGCAATCCGAATTTTTTCAGTTTCGGTATAATCTTTTGTTTTCTCGTTGATTTGCCCTATGATGTCTGCAAGTGGTCGCATTTTCCCTGTCGAATCGGTTACTTTCAAACCTAATTCATCTATCGCATTTCCGGCTTGTTTTGGTGGAGAAGCTAAACGAGTTAATGTAGCTCGCAAAGCTGTTCCTGCCATATCGGCTTTGATCCCGCTGTTCGCCATAATGCCTGTCGCTGCTGCTAATTCTTCCATGCTGAGTCCTGCCGTTTTTGCTGCGGGAGCAGCATATTTCATCGTTTGGCCGATCTCCTGCAGGGTGGCATTTGAGTTGGCGAAAGTATACGCCATAACGTCAGCAACGCGGTTAGTGTCCTCTGCTTTGATATGGAACTCAGTTAAGATGTCTGAGACAATATCAGCTGTAACACCTAGATCAGTCTGTCCGGCTGCCGCAGTTGCCAATAACCCAGGCATTGCGCCAATGATTTGATTGGTCTTATATCCGGCCATCGCTAAATACTGCATTCCTTCGGCTACTTGACCATCTGTGTATTGCGTTACAGCTCCAAGATGGCGGGCAGTTTCAGTAAGCGCGGCCATTTGGTCATTTGTTGCATTTGCTAACGCTCCAACCCGACTCATTTCTTTTTCAAAGCTGGCTGCAGCCTTAATAGTTGCCCCAATGCCAAGTGCTCCAACCGCCCCGATAGCTGTCAGCGCCTTCCCTGTTTCCGTCGCTGAATTATAGACAGCCTTTAATTCTTTTGATACTTCTTGTGAGTCCTTTTTAAAGACGGAGAAAACACCTGCAGCTCGGCTGGTGTTCCCTGACAATGTATCATATTCTTTGCTGACTTGCTGCAGTTCTCTCCCTAAATTTTGATGAACAGATATTGCATCATTTAAGCGCCGAGCTTGGATTTGTGTCTCGCGGTTGTCCTTTCCTTTTTGACGGGCTAATTCATCATATCTCTGACGGTGTTCTTGGACTAAACGGCCTTGAATCTTATATTTATTGCTTAGTCCTTCCATTTGCGACTGTAGGAGTTTCGTTTGGTTTCCGGCATTTTTATAAATATTGCCGGCCGCCTTCATTTCTGAGTTCGCCAGACGCATTTGTCTTTTCAGGCCTTCAATACCTCGGTTAAAACCTGTATCGTCAAGACCTACTTTAACAACCATATTTCCTATTGGTTGAGCCATATGTAAACACCCCGCTTTCCTGGCATAAACTCAACAAAAAAAGACAGGTGACCGCCTGTCTAAAATATTTGATCAATTGTTACCGTCTTAATTTTCGGCTCATTCTTTTCAGCCAAAACCTCTAAGTAATGATAAATGTCCATGTTATCTATTTCAGTCATTTTCCACCCTTGTTCAAGCAGCGTAGAATAAATTTCATTTATTTGCTGGATTCCTCGTTCGTAGGTGTATTCTTCTCCTGCAAAAAATCTTGTTCCGCTTCCTCGATTTCTTTGTATCCAGCTACTTCTGAAAGAATACGGCTGATTTCTTTTCCGACTGCATAAGACTCTAGTCCTTCGAACAATTCCTCATATGAGAATTGGTCAGCGAATAATTTCACAATAAACTGCATTTGTTTTTCCAATATTTTAATGCTCTCTTCAAGATCATCTGCCGTTTTTTCTGCTTCGGCATTTAATCTTAGCGCTTCAAGTAGTGTTTTTGTATTTGTTCGCGGTGCAATAAAAGTTTTAAACTTTTTTTCATCTTCAAACCACAATTTAATTGAAATATGTTTCTGAGCCATAATGACTCCTCCTTTTTGGTTAAAAATATTTTATTTGAATAAAGGGAAGCTTTTCAGCTTCCCCTTTTATTTACCAAGATCAAACAAATTTCCTTCTGTGCCTTGGTCGTATGCTTCACCAAAAACCGCCTTATAAAATTGATCAAGATCGAAATTTTCTCCATCTTCATCCGCAACGACCTTGAACACGTCGTCCTGCTCTCTATCTACAAATTCGGCTGAAAGTTTGACCGTTTGGAAATCCGTTTTATCTTCTTTTGTTTTCCATTCATCACTCGGCAAAGAGAATCTCCCTTTTACCAAGCCTACATGACGAGACTTGCCGTTTGCTTTAGGTCCTTGGAACGTCATCGCAACCCAAGGAGGAGTGATACTTTTCTTAAACAAGTACAATCCGTTTTCGTTTTGTTCAATTCCAAGTAATTTAGAGAGAATCTCCATTGGCAAATCACGCATTTCAATGTCTAATTTAGTTGAACCAGTCGAAACTGCAAGATCGACAAGTTTGTCATCCGCATATTGTTTTTCTGTGGATGTTTCTGTTTCAACTTTCATATTGATTGCAAATTCATAGTCAATAATTTCTGTAGGAACATAAAATTTACCACTCTTTTTTAATGGCGCTAATTTCACGTTCTTTAAACCTGTCACTGAACTGTATTCCATCTCAAAACCTCCAATTATAATAAAATATTTGCTTCGAACCGATAACCTTTTCGGATAAGGCGTTCTTTTTGTAAAAATTCATTGATTGAGACAGTTGCCTGAAAATCCAGGCCGCTCATTACGTCCATAATAGGGGATAAAATAGGATCGCATGAACTATTGCGGTATACATCAATCTGATAAACCGCGCTGTCTTGTATGGGCTTCCCATCAGCCCATTTAGTTGTTCTGTAGTCTATCTCCTGAACCACAATGTAAGGAGGAAAACTTTCTACTCCTTCTGGTACGGAAAGTTCGTAAATGTTGGCAGGATCAATCAATGACAAAAGCGCCGGATAAGTTTCCAGCGCTTCGAACACCTTGTCCTTTAATTGCATTGATCTTTCGATGAGGTTTAAAAGACTCATAGCTTATACCCCACCTTTACGACCTTTTCCATAGCATCAAGCATCTTATCATTCGCCTGGATCATACTGTTTCGAATAAAAGGATTTGCTGCCTGATGAATGGTCCCAAACTCCGGCAAGTGAACACGGAATTTAGTGTCCTTTGTTGGGCCGACAACCGCATATATTTCTCCGTCTTCATCTCGCTTTATCCTGTTTCCAACAATAATGTCCTCATCTATGTGAGGGTGCTTACCCCCAATAGCTGACCGCGGAGCATTAGCATTGATTACTTCCGCCAATACAGCACCGCCTGCTTTTACGGTTGCTTTATGGACTTTTTCGTCCTTGCGGGCTAAGTCTGCGAATGTAGATTCCAGTTCTTTAAAACCCTTTAATTCCAGTTCAAAATTCATCAGCTCACCACATTTGCTTTAATTGTAATGAAGTGCCGACGCGAATAGTTAGGCAAGATCGACTCAATTTCATAAGCTTTTTCACGAAAGATGATTCGCATATGCTCGTCTATGTCTTCGCGATGACGAATTGTAAATTCCACTGTCTTTTCCTTCTGGATCGCAGCCGCAGCATAATATTCTCGGCCTTTTAAACCCTCAGCTTTAGCCCAGCATTCAATTACCGTTTGCCAGCTGTCCTTTCCATCCACAGGCAGGCGGCCAGCAGGCTTCTTTTTCTGAAATTGAATACGGTATCTCATGTCATTCAACATTATGAGCAGCCTCCGGCAATGTATATTTGAGCTGATTGATCATGGTAGTCAGCACTCCGTCCAAGTTAGAAGTTGTCCCGGCAATTTCTCTGTTTTCATACCAGTGAGCAACGAACGCATTCACACACATTGCTGCCCTGGCTGATTTATTCGGGAATGTAAGACCGGTAGCCGAAGCAATGTATTCTTTTGCTGATGCAATAAAGTCTAAAATCAAATCATCCTCCAGATCACCATCAACCCGGAGGAATTTTTTTGCCTTTTCTAATTCAACTTTTTCTTCTTCTGTCACTCGACATCACCTGTCTTTCATTCAGCAGAAGTGTTCGTTTTCAACTCGTCAATTTGGGTTTGTAGCCCATCTAATACGTTTTTCACTTCAGTATTTAAGTGATTCATCATAACGCTGCCTGTCCCAATGTTAATGCTGCGGACTGATTTTTCCTGCAGCATTTCATGCGAAATGGATTGTTCACCGATAACAGCTGGATCACCCTTGTCACCCTTTGGCCCTTGGGGACCTGTCTCACCTTGTGGGCCTGTCTCACCTTGTGGGCCAGTATCTCCTTTTGGACCTTGAGGGCCAGTGTCTCCTTTGTCTCCTTTTGGTCCCTGCGGACCGGTATCCCCTTTAGGACCTTGAGGCCCGGGTTCGCCTTGAAGGCCTTTTACATAGAGAGGATTTTGCTCGCTGTTATCCGCGATAGAGACATCTGTAATAGGCTCCCCTGATCCATTGTCTCTTGATGATGTTTTTGCACCATTACTTTCATTTAAAAAATCCGCCATGTTAAATCAATCCTTTCGTTTTTTATTTCCCTACATCTACTGATTGATCTTCTGTGTCAGGAACCGCATCTTTAATAGATGAAAATTCTGCGTAAACAACTGCATCTGTATCCCAAAGAACAACATCCTCACGTTCGATAATTCTCAAATCTGTAGAATTACGGTAGAATGCTTTTCCTCCAACACTGGTGGCTAAAATAGAATATTGTTGACGATCAAAGAGTTTAACAGCTTCTTTAAGGTCTCCGATAATTAACGGATATTTGGGGCTAGTTTTTGTACCGCCGTTTGGCAAATACTTATCAGAAATAACGGATACCGGCTTACCGAACAGTAATTTTTTAGTTGGATCTGTAGGATTCGGTTGCAACAGGTAACGACCGAAAGCATCTTTCAGTTTATCCAACACATTAAAACCAGATTGATTCGTTACAACTTGGGTTGTAGCATTAATTGCCGGATCAAGCTTGACATTGAGAATGTCTTTAATGTCGTCCTGTTTCGATATTGTCGTTTTCGCAAGTGAACCCAATTGTTCAAGAATCAATGTATTGCGGGTTACAGCCGATTTTTTAGCGAGCCAATTGGAGAGATACTGCAAAAGCGCCTCTTGAGTATCCGCGAGTAAATCATTTGAGAGAACCAAAATCCCTGCATAGTCTTTAATGTTGTATTTAATGTTTTCAAATTTAGGGTTCTCTAATTCTTCAATATCCGCTAATTCCTCAAGATTTACTAAAGGTGTGATCTCTGCTAATTTTTCAAGTACCCTTGACCCTTTGTTTGTAGATACTGGAATGACATCAACAAGATTAGCCAGAGTATCAAATTGCCGACGCTTTTCATTGATTTTTGTGGAAATATCTTGTGGAACAATAAGTCCACCATCCTCATCTACGCCTTCCTTCATAGCTGCAAGTGGTTGCGGGACTTTACCCGTTTTGAGAGCAGATGCGAAAAGCTGAACATGATTTTTCACTTCTTTACCTGCAATATCATCTGTTGGTCGCTGTATCTTTGCCTCAGGACCTTTCTGTTCTTGCTGTTCTTCCTGTTCATACGAAACCTGCATATTTCGGACATCTTCATATGTTTGAATTTGCTCTTTGATTAATTGAGCTTCAGCAAGTAACTTTTTAGCATCTTCCATTTTCCCTTCATCAGTCAGTGCTTCAATTTTCGTGCGTTTTTCCGCCAAAGCCTGTCGTAATTCGCGTTCCTTTTTAGACATTCCACCTCCAGCAAAAAATTGAATATCACCAAGGTTCAATAACTTTTTCTGTTTCAACTGCTTGTCCTCCTTAAAATTGGCATAAAAAAGAACCCTTATAGATTTAAGAGTTCAAGTTTCATATTGATTTTTTGTTTTAGTAATTCATCTTGTCCTGTATCTTCAGCTGGACTTTCAACAGCTGATTGAGCAACAATTTTTCCTGGTACATGTTTGAAATGTGCCATAACACGATGATCAATGCAGGCTGCTACATCCTTTGATTCTGAAACCACATCGATCAATCCATAATTTAATGCTTCGTCGGCAGTGAGCCACGATTCATCATCCAGTAGCTGGCGTAAAGTACCGTCGTCCAATTTGTCACCTGCTTTCGCAAGATATGTGGAAACGATACTTTCAGTAATCTTGTCCAGATCATCGGCTGCCTTCCGGAATTCCGCTGCATTTCCGACCATCCCCATGTATGGGTTGTGAATCATCATCATAGCGTTACTTGGCATCGTAATTTTATCGCCGGCCATTGCAATTACGGAAGCGATACTCCCCGCCAGCGCATCTACATAGACATTAATTTTGGCTTTATGACGCTGAAGCATAGAATGAATAGCCTGTCCCTCGAAGACATCCCCACCGGGGGAATTGATATACAAATCAATAGAATTCACTTCACCTAGGCTCTTTAATTCAGACTGAAAAGCTTTAGATGAACTTTCACTGAACCATCCTTCACCGGTAATTGAACCATAAAGCGTGATTTCAGCAGCTGACTCATTCAGAATCTTCATGTTCCAATACTTGTTTTTCTTCTTCTGTTCCGTTGCCATCACCCCCTTTCAAGCGATCTGGGGACTGTTTCGTCTTGCTGAGTTGGTATTCTTTCATAATTGAAAGAGGCACGAGATTTAAGTTCCCGTAATGCTCATCACCGATCTCACCGATACCAGTCATGTCTTCTTTTTGAAGAATTGTATTCACGCTAAATGCACCAACACTCTGCATTGTTTTATAAAATTCAGCACGTGATTTACTATCTCCGCGGAGCTCTGATTCCAAGTTAAATTTAAAGTAATAACCTTCATTCCGCTGTTTTTCTGTTAAAATCTTATCGTTCAACTCTTGCTCAATATTTGTAACAAAAGGCTGCAATGTAGTTTTCACATAATCTAACGATTGTTGTTCAATATTCGAGAAAGTAGCTCGATCAAGTTCACCAATTTTATGCGGCGGCACTTTGTAAATAGATGCAATCTGCTGCCGATTCCATTTCATTGATTCAATAAATTGAGCATCTTTCATAGGCATGGTTACTTGTGAATAATCTAGCCCGGCGTCTAAAACTGCGACGGACTGTCCCGCATTCACCCGTTCCCAGTCTTCCCTAAGTATTTGTTTACTTTTTCGATCTAAAAGGGTTGGAGCTTTGACAACACCGAACGGCGCTCCTCCGTTTTTATAAAATTTCGCGTTAAATTTTGTGGCGGCTCTATTTGATCCAATATTGTCACGAATAACTGAAATAGGAGTTTGTCCAACAACTCCATCAAGAGACAGATTTTTGAAATGAAGCACTTCTTCATAAAAGAACTCGCGGTATCTGCCATCAAGAGTTGTGGAATACCAGACACGTCCGTTGTTAGGATCGATATTTGTATTTGTCGCTTCTGGATCTAAGGGTCTGATTCCCGTCACATTTCCGTCTTTATCAAAAAGTAAAAGGTTGTAGCTGTTCCCCCAGGTACAAAGCCGCGTAACCAAAAGCCGCTTCCATACAAAGCTTGTCATATAGTTATTGACTTTGTTCAGAATCATTTCACTTACATTGTTTTGAACCTGTTGTATATCGCCGTTTCGATTCTGAAAAAGCTTAATCGGCAATTTTGCAATATCATCGGCCAAAACAATCACACAGGCATAAACATCTGGATGTAGAACTGCCGTCTTACTTGAAACCCTTTCACCAGATGCACTTTCAGTACCAGCAAAGATATTTCTAAACCAAGTAGCTGGATTGATAAGAGAACCACTATCTTCTTCGGCAATTTCATTTTTTATTCCGCTTTTCAGACGGCTTAATAGCATTTACTCCCCTCCCCCATCACGATTTTTTTGCTGAATTAGGCCCGACAGCCCTGCAAGAGAAAATAAAAAAACACCGGTCGTAATTAAACCCGCGTTAATATTTATCCTATACAAAGCAACTGCAATGAAGACCATGCCAGCAATGAGTAAGAGATCTTCTACAATTGGTTTTATCATTTCAACTAATTTCATACTGTATTCCCCCTACAGACTAAAAGCACCAGACTGAATATAAGCGTTTAAGTCAACTGCTCTCTCAACTTGAGAAGCACGTACATACGCATTAATCAATGCTGCTGCCGGGTCAATCCGCTGAGTTGATTTGGATTTATCAAGCATGATATTCTCTTGGGCGTCCATTTTTGTTACCGCATTACCCATCGCCCATGTTAACAAATCATTTTTAGGATGAATGACTTTTTTCGCCTTCACTTTAGCTCTAAAATCTTTTGTTGGTTCTGACAATGTCGCTACGCCCTGCCGTATCTCAACCATTGTGTATCCATCTGCTTCCATCTGTTGGGCAAACTGTGTGGCGTTATATGGGTCATATCCTATTTCCTTGATACGCCAGCCGTTTTCTTTCTCCATCTTCTTAATGTAGGCCCTGATATAGTCGTAATCAACAACGGCACCATCAGTGGTCGTTAACCATCCCTTTTTCTTCCACAAGTCATATGGGACGTTATCTGTCTTCATTCTTTCATGGAATGTATCCTCCGGCATAAATCCATGACTTTCCACAGCGAAACCGCCATTATCTAACGGAAAAATAAAAGATGCTGCCGTTAAATCGATTGTTTTTGATAAGTCAATGCCGACATAACACTCTCGGTTTTTCAAATCCGGGATTTCATCAGAACCGCAATCTGTCCATGCCTGCATATCCATATATCCGTTCTCCCGCATGTTAACCCAGATATTCATGGTCTTTGTCATGAAATTCCTCATTTTCTCCGGGACGGCAAGCGCGACCTCCAACTCTCCGCGCAAATAATTCAATCCATGCTCATTGGCAGCGACAATCGGATTAGCTTTAATCCAGTTCTTTTCGTCTTTGACGTCATCACCTTTATCAAGCTCATTGATCATCACAAAATACTGGTCATTTTGTTCGACCTTATTCGGATCCAATATGCGAGACACATAATCATATTCAACACGATAAGCAGGGTTATTCAATTCAAATCCGGCTGTAGTAATAATCAGCATCAATGGTTGGGCACGAGCAGCCATACCGGAAGCCAAGACATCATAAATCTCTGAAGTTTTATGAGCATGGTATTCATCGATAATGCCACATTGAGGGTTAAAACCATCCCCTGTTTTGCCAGCATCCTTGGAAAGCGCCTCGATTTTAGATTGAGTTTTTGGATGCTCGATTTTTCCATATGCAATTCGATATTTTTTCTCCGGCTTGTTCAAAAGGTCAGCTTGCATAATCTGTGCCTTAATTTCGTTCCAACATATTTTTGCTTGTTCTGTTTTTGTGGCGCCAATGTAAACCTCGGACATATATTCATCGTTAGCCATTGCCTCATAGGAACCGACACAAGCCAGGCTCTGCGTTTTGGTGTTTTTACGGCCGACCTGCCAATAGACTTTTTTAAATCGGCGATAGCCTGTATCCTTATGCACCCATCCGTACACATTGCCAAAGATGAATATTTGAATAGGCTCAGGCACAATGTTTTCACCCTGCAAAGGGCCTTTCGTATGTTTAAATTGGGTCATCCAGTATAGGAACCGGCGGGCTTTTTCATCATCAAACACATAAGGAAACTCCCTTGTGCCTTCCCGACTCACATCATTTAAAAAACGCTCACAGGCCCAAATGTGTTTTTCACACGCCACAATCTCACCCGATATCACATCGCGCGAGTAATCAATGAGAAATTGTTTGATTGTCTTCATACGTTTCTAAACTCCTTCTCCGCAGCCGTCTTTTCCCGCTCTTCCTGGGTACGGGTGATAGCAAGTTTTGCCCGGGCAGACGGTGTAAGACCAAAGTCATTCGCTGCTGATTTCATTTGATCAAAATAATTCTTTTGCCGCTTTAATAACGGATGCTCTTCACCAACAAGCTTTATTGGGTTGCCGTCTTCGTCTTTTCCTTCCGTATGGACCATGATCCCGTCTTCTTCGATAATTTTAGAAATTGATACATACTGCGAATAGGCATTACAATAGGCAGCCAACATGCTGACGTCCGCTTCCGTGATGATTTCAACTTCTGTTAATAAAGCAGCAACCCGTTTGAATTCTTTTTTCCCGACCTTATCCAACCACGTTGGCGGTTTTATATTATCGGATCGCATTTTCATTTTCTTCTCGTGCTCAGCCCGGGCGGCCAGCTCTTCCGTATTCTTTTTATTTGGGTTGCCCTGTATCAATTGAAGCGTCGCGGATTTTGCAGGCCTCGGCATGTTCTCACCTCATTTCACAACAAAAAATTGCATTTTTCGCTTGTTTTTTTCACCAATCGTGATACGATGGAATTAACAACAAAACCAGTCGTACCAAGCCCTCTCGGCAATTTCGCCGGGAGGGTATTTTGTTTTTCCGGAACTTTGAAAAGCGGTGTTTGTTTGCAGAAGAGGGGCGCCGTTCTCCAAACGTTTCCTTTCCAGAGATTTGGATAGGGGGGAGGGTCACTTGCCCTTACTCCCGTGAACCTTGTTGTGACAGGCGTTACACAGGCTTACAAGGTTGTACAAGTCTAATCTTTTCGCCCAATCTTCCTTTACTTCCACAATATGATGCACCATGTCAGCCGGAGTGAAGCAATGATCTTCCAAACAATGCTGACAAAGATAATTGTCTCTTATCAAAGCAAGTTGTCTTGTTCGTTTCCAATCTGTTGATTTATAAAAACTTGTTATTGTTTTGTTTCTTGAATGTTTGTTGTAATGTTTTGTTTCTTCTTGTTGCTGTGTCTTGTGTTCATCACAGTACCGACCACGCGTGAGGCTGGGGCACCCAGGGGCGGCGCATACTCTCATGGGCTTAAGGGGCATAAACCTTATCCTCTATTTCTTCTTTTATTGAATTGATGTAAGTTTCTCCAATAACATCATCAATGATTGTCGTAATCTTTTCCCCAATCTTTCTCATCAATATCTCCATTGAAATCAGATGCCTCCATTCTTCTTCCATCTATCCAAAGAGTTTCTTCCCCTCGTGTTATCTCTGATACATCCACATCAGCGACTGACACATCTATGTCGTCCCCATATACATAGAAGCCTTGGCTAATCGCCTGGCGTATATCATTCTCTATGGATCTCTTAACCTCTTTGTCCACATGTCCTTTTGCCCTTATTAACAGCAATTTCATGCCAGTTCCTCCTTAAAAATAAAGAGCCTTCCATACCAGAGACAGAAAGGCGTTAATGATTTATTCTAGTATTCTCTTGATCAATCAGCGGTTGCATTAGTATTTTGATTTGAGCATTCATCTTTTCATATTCAGCAAGCAGGCGCTCTGCTTTTTTTAGTCTTTTGGCTTTTCCATATTGGTTTCTTATTGTTCTTATCCTCTTTTGAAGCGATCTAATATGAGGCGTAGTCACAAAGCAAACTGTTTTATACTGGCATGATGGGCATTGAATGAACCCAATTACTACACTATTTTCTTTTTTGTGCTCGAGTAAAACGATATGATGTTTTTCGCCACATTGTTCGCATTTGCTAAAAGGTTTCATAGTGCTCCTCCTTCCGAGTCTGAACCATACTCTTTCTAAACTGCCCCCGCACTCAAGCCGTTAACCGCCAATCGTTTATCCCGAGGTTTAACGGACGCAGTTTACAGAGAACATAAAAAGCGACCTCCATCGGAAGCCGCTCTCAGCATCATTTATCTTTTGTGAGAATATAAATACCTAATTCTTTATTCCAGATAAGATCATCCTTAGACGGTTTTTCCTTAGTCACCGCTCTCACCTCCCACCATATAAAAAGCGCCATCCTATCAGACGGAACTGAATATTTAGTACATATTTCTATTAGTGATTAATTATGTTTTATGATTATTCTGGGTTTCGAGCCGTCCCAAGGTGAAACGATCCCTTCCTCTTCAAGTTGCTCCATGAGTGTTGCGGCATTCACATAACCGATTCTGAACCGCCGTTGCAAGATAGACATAGACATTATTCCGTTTCCGCATGGATCAAGCATTACCCATTGTTTTACTTCTTCATAAGACGGTTTTCCAATACCGCTCAATATTATCCCTCCAATAGAAAAAGCGCCCTCCCGATTGGGAAAGCGCCTGTCGATTTATTGCCTATTACCATAATAACTCACTTGAAACAAAATGGTGTGCCGTTATTCTGCCATTAGTGTGCCAAAATTAACAATTACTTAATTGTGCTTCTATTCCATCTATTAGCTTTTTCTGTGCTTCGAGTATTTCTTTTTGATGAACAAGTGTGTGTTTTATACCGGATACAATATCTTCAAAGTATCCTTCTTCAATTAAAATACGTAAATCTTTAGTTTCAATATGTGATTGATCATAAATGTTGACTACTTCAAATTTTTTGTTTGAGTAATTATAAGTGAATAACAGATTATTTCGTTCATCATAACCTACTACCGGACCGCTTTGATTTATAAATGATTTCCCTCTTAGCTTTGGGCTTGTAAAGGCTATCTGCTTTTTCACATACCATAACATTACTTGATCATAATCATCTAAAAGCTTATCAATAGCTGCTTTCTGTTTTTCTCTCAGATTGAAAATTGTTTTTTGATTATTGTCTATCTGTTTCCTATCTTCCTCTAATTCCACTAAAACCTTTTCAATATCTAGAGACATAATACCCCTCCCTTTCTAATGCCATGATAGCTCATTATTTTCCAATTATCCACACAATTCACGAATTACCCATATATTTTCTCGACTGTATTTGATCGGCACTTCTTCCACGTCACAGCATTCACATTTCCCTGTTATCTGTCATGTATCATCTCTTTATACTCCTGTCATATTCTTTCTAAACTGCCACCGTACTCAAGCCGTTAACCGCCAATAGTCTATCCTGAGATTTACCGGAAGCAGTTTACAGAGAATATAAAAAAGCACCATTTTGGGTGCTTTTGTTTTTTTTATAAATGTATTGCTAACAGTGAATTAAGCCATGTATATAAGACAATTGCAAGAATAATTATAATTGGATAAATTGCGACAAGAAATTTAACCAGGCGATCTCGCCATTTGTATTGAGTTATTTTAGAGGCGTATTTTTCAATTGTTTCTTTATCAGTCAAGTAGTAATCAATATCTAAATGATTCTCTTTTTCAAGTAATAACTTCTCATATTCTCTATGCAATCCTTTGATCTCTTCATCAGTTATTGCCTCTGGGTTACATTCTCTTCTCTCAATTTTATTTAATAAAATATCTAGGTTTTGATAATTCAATTCAAAGCTGCTTGCTCTTTCTTTATAGTTTTTAATATTAAGAAACATCGTAAAAAAAGTTAAAGAGAGAGAAAATATTAACAGTATTTTAGTTGCTACAAGGTTTTCTTTATCATTACCCATATTTAAAAACCATACAGAGAAAATCAATACCAATAACGAATAAAAATAGGAAACCTTCTCAAAAAATTCATGACGTTCTCGTAATCTTTTGGATGCTTGGATTCTGGCCTTACGGGTAAATCTAACTCTTCTTTTTAAGTCTTCAAATACATCAAAATTTGTTTTACTCAACTTCTCATCTTTGTTATCCAATGTGTCAACCCCCCACCTTATTATCGGTGAAAGAAAAGGACAAAGGAACAATTTGCAGAATTTGTCGAAAAAAAGTTTAATGCCCCCTTACGCTAATAGCTTAATTGAATTGATCTTACAAATACTTCGAGAGGATGCCAAGTATAGTAAGACCGATCAATGAAATACGATATTACTATCCTCCCGATACGGACGCCTCAGACTAGCTGCTATCCAGGCTCAGAATGTTCCTCTCGTTTTGGCTTCATTCCTCAACACCTTTGTTCCGTATCCGAATTCGTCTTGATAAGGGAAAGACGCATCTCCCGTATATTTCGATAAGTTTTATTTATCGTATTTCGTTGATAGGTAAAGTTTATCGGGATTTCAAACATAAATAGTCTCCTTTTTTGGGCCCCTTTTTGTATCCTTAAAAGTCCGTTTTTTGTCCAAAGAAAAAGCACTCAGATAATTCCAAGTGCTGTAGCAAGGCGGTATATCGCCCTTTTTTTCAGTTCGTAATAAGTGTTTTTCTTGATACCTAAATCCATATATATACTTATGTCCTTTACTGCAGATGCCGTAAGATATTTCTTCTCAATGATTAAACGTTCTAAGTCATCCAGGCTATTTTGTAACGCTCGTTCCATCTGTTTCACCTTTAGCTCATTGATATTATGCGAATCCCTAAGAGAAGGAAAGAGACTCATGCCTGCGCTTTCGCATTCTCTCTTATTTTCAATTTGTACTTTTAAGGCTCTATAATCTTTTAGCTCTTTGATGACTATTTTTCTTACGGCTCTTGCATCCACTGGACTCATAAATGAAAGCTGTTCTGCTGTCATGTTAATTTCTCCAATCTTGCTTTGACTGCCTCCATTAAAGCATTTTGCCCGACGGCTTTACCCTCTAAAGCCCGCATAACATCTTCATCCACAGTGCCCTCTGTGACAAGATGGTTCACGATTACACTATGTTTTTGTCCTTGACGGTCAAGTCTTGCATTTGCTTGCTGATACAGTTCAAGACTCCATGTCATGCCAAACCACACGATCACATGGCCTCCGTCCTGTAAGTTAAGCCCATGCCCCGTAGATGCCGGATGCGCTAAAAGCATTTCAATCTTCCCATTGTTCCAGTCAGCAATCTCTCTGCTACTGTCTAACGTTTTCGCCTTTTTAAATTTCTGCTGGATGCGCTCAAGATCATGTTTATAAGAGTAGAAAACAAGGATAGGCTTTCCGTTGGCTGCGTCCACTATATCCTCTAATGCATTCAGCTTTTCATCATGAAGCTTTTGGATTTCCCCGTTTTCGTCATAAACTGCACCATTCGCCAGCTGTAACAACTTGTTTGATAAAACGGCCGCGGTGTCGGCCACAACATCACCATCTAAAAAAGGGAGAAGTAAATCTTTTTCAAGCTGCTTGTATTTCGCTTTTACTTTGTCCGTCATTCGTACTTTGACAATATTATCAATTCGTTCCGGGAGCTGAAGCCAGTCCCGGGCCTGCATACTGATGCAGATGTCAGACACTTTCTCATGAATGGCTTTCTCGGCTCCTTCTTTCAATTTCCAACTGTAGATAACAGTTCTGTTTCTTTGGTCAGGTTGAAAATATTTTTCCCGGTAACTAGTTACGGTTTTCCCCAGCCGTTCCCCTTGATCTAACAAGTACATCTGTGGCCATAAGTCAATTAAGCTGTTTGGTGCTGGGGTTCCGGTCAGGCCCACAATTCTTTTTATGAAAGGTCTAACTTTTTTCAAAGCCCTAAACCGTTTGGCCTTAGATGATTTAAAGCTAGAAAGCTCATCTATCACGACCATGTCAAAGGGCCACTTCTTACCGTAAAAATTCACCAGCCATTCGACATTCTCCCTGTTAATAACGTAAATATCAGCTTTCATATCTAACGCCATAATTCTGGATGATTCCGGACCCAATACTTTTGAGACTTTTAAATAAGAGGTGTGGTCCCACTTCTCAGACTCTCTTGACCAGGTATCTTCCGCAACTCTCAAAGGTGCAATTACTAAAACATTTGAAACGTCAAAATAATCGTACAGGAGATCTGATACTGCTGTCAGAGTGCTGACGGTTTTCCCCATCCCCATATCCAGGAAGAGGCCTGCAGCATGAGTATCAATTATGTGCTTAATTGCATGTTCTTGGTATTGGTGTGGTTTGAACTTCACGAAATGCCCCCCTGACAAAAGCTGTTATTGAATCTATCGAATCTAAAACGCGGACCTCAAAACCCATTGTTTCTAAATCCTTTTTGCGTTTTAGCTGCAGAGGTCTTGGTTTTTCTCCCGGGGCCTTCATTTCTACAAAAACAAGCTTGCCGCCAGGTAAAAGCACAATCCGGTCAGGCACCCCAGATAATCCCGGAGATACAAATTTCATCGCCTTGCCTCCCTGCCTTTCGACCTCTCGTTTTAGTATTCGCTCTAATTGACTTTCCTTCAAAACTGCCTCCACTCCTTTTATGTTTACCTCCATATGTCCATGAGGCCATCGTTCTGTATGGATTGTTGAAATAAAGAGATTATAGGGATTTTCTTATGCGTATACGCTATATTCTTTTATTTTTATATTTATATAGAAAATATGAAGGTATTGGAGGTATATAAGGCTGAAACCCTTAATATGACTGGCTCCGCCCATACCTCCATACCTCGAAAAGAAAGACGGTATCTCATGAAGGTATGGAGGTACATTTTGCATTTTTCCATATCCTGCATGGAGGTATTCACTAAAGCATGTAGGTATGCCGATTACACTCTAACAAACGCCCTTTGGTAACCGTAATTTTTTCCGAAATAGAGCCGCCCACGATCTTTAGTGTGGGCTTCCCATCCTGGCAAACGCCTTAGAATGTCGTTGATTTCTCGCGCCTGTATCGGGTTCATTTGTTTTGGGTCGCCTTCAAACAGCTCAACCCATATTTCCATAGCACAAACTCGGCCACGCGGTACTGTGCCTCCCTCGCTCTCCCCGAAATCTCGATCATGGAGAAACCGACGCCTTTCGCTGATATCTCTTTTCGCCCAATCTTCCGGCAGAAGGGTGTTCAAATATTCCTCAATCAATCCAGCTTTTACACTGTCCTCGGTGTGGGCCTCCTGCGCTTCTTTGGCGGCCTCCTCTAATTCGCCTGTTAGATAAAGAGGCTCTTTTTCATGCCAGCAGTCAACGGCTTCAGCCCAAATTTGATCTATCTCATATTGATTAAGGTCCCGCCAGATACTTTTTGATCTTTCTTGCGCTGCCACAACAACGGGCCAAAAGCGCCGGTTCCCCGTGCGGTCCTTCAAAAAAGTCACATCATTTGTTGACCCGAAGAAAACGCACTGTCTCGGGAAAACAGATATTTGTCGGCCGTATGCAACCCTATAGCTGTCCTCCTGCTTGGAAATAAAGTGCTTTACTGCCTCAGCTTCTGCTTTTCGGGTCGCAGACAATTCGGCCAGCTCTATCAGCCAGGCACCTTGCAATTGTTCATAGGCTTCTTTCCCCTGAACTGTTGTAATTGAGTCAGAATGCCAACCCATCCCAAGTTTTTTAATGATGAAGCTTTTCCCCACACCCTGGGGCCCTACCATGACCAGAACGTTATCAAATTTCACGCCTGGCTTAAGAACGCGTCCAACGGCTGCAGTGAAAATTTTTCGAGTAACTGCCCGGACATATTCCGTGTCCTCAGCGCCCAGGTATTCAATAAAAAGCGTATCGAGCCGGGGCAGCCCGTCCCATTCTAAACCGTTTAAATAATCTTGCACCGGATGAAATTTATTCTTCCCTTGGACCTCCATTAAGGCATCATGAACCTTACCTTGTCCGGAAATTTTATAGATTGTCTCTAAGTAGTTTCTTAAAGAGGCATCGTCCCTGTCCGTCCAGTAATCTCCCTCCGATAATTTACGCCAAGGCAGATCACCCAAAACGGCAGCCCTATGTGAAAAGTCATTCCATGCGATTTTCCCAGCAAGCCGGGGGTCATTCTGCAGAATCAAGATAATGTTTTTGGCCGTCGAAAGAACATCACCATTTTTCTTTACGTCCAGATGCTCCAACCAATCCATATCCGAATCTTCAACAACCCCAAACTCTTCACTCGCCTGGGCCAGCTTTTCTTGCCCGATTGTGCGTTTTACATTTTTATCATTTAAAGCAAAATCCGACATAGCCGTGAATGATGGCAGACGAACAACCGGCGTATTTGGGTCAGCTTCTTCATCACGCATACCAAACTTATGGATTCTAACTAAATCGAAAGCATTGACTAAAAGACCTCCGACCGGGTCCGTCCCGTGATGGGAATATGCAAATTTTTCGTCGTCGTAGAGAATTAAACCGCCATTAGTGGACCCTTCTTTATATGTGAAACGCCCTGGCCCAGCTTCTTCATAAACATCAGATAAAAACGTTTCAATTGCTTCCGGAATCGAATATGTTCGGCAGAAGGCCCCAACCATCCCGTTTTTCTCATGGGGGTCACCTTGCTTATCCGCAAGCTTTTGCCGGCTCTTTTGAATCCTAGATGATTCCGGCCAATATGACGGGTCGGTCCAGTCTTCATAGCTGGCTAAAACTTCGTCGGGGTCAAGCCAGGCTTCATCTTGCAATTTAAAAACGCATTCACCGTCTTTAGACGTTGATGGCCAGTACATCAACCGGTGAGGCTGATAAGTCGTATCATCGAAAAAATCAATGCCGATGTCGGCCGCAAGTTTGCGGGATACTGCCTGGTATTCATCAGGCGTTACCGCCCGCCTTAACGGAATCACTAACCGGAGCCGCGGCGTCTCTTTGCTGTGCTTATGCGTTGAATAAGCCGCACAGGCGAAGTCATACATCATTTCCACCGATGCCCAAAGATCGCCCTTTATAAAATCAGCATCTAACGTGACAACTTGACGCCAGGCCACCGTGTCAGTCTTTCGGCGGCCGCCCTTTAATGAGCCGCCTACGAATCCGCCAACATCTTTTATCTGGTCCTGCTGTGACTTGGACATCTTTTTATATTCTGCATAGGTCTCATTCGTATAGTTTGGCGTTGCTAATTTTTTCAGCAGATCAGACCAAAGCATGTCTTTATTTCTCCAAGCCTTATCCCATCGGTTGCGCCCTATTGCGATGGTGATAGACCCGTCATGCTGCACTCTATTTTTCAAAGCTGTTTCCATCACCGGACACCCCCTCCTTTTCTTCACTCACTCTGTGGCCTTGCAGTATCCACTTTTCTAGCTCTGATTTTTCTGGCTTCAAATCGCCATTTGTAAGCGTCTTTTCCTATTTTGTTAAATAGGGCTTTCCAGGCCTTTGTTTTCGACGGCTCATCAATACCAAAACAAAATTTACGTGATCGCAAACTATAAATTCCGTACCTTGTTTGTTGTTTTTCCGCATTCATTATTTACCGTCCTCCTCCATCCACTTCATATATTCCGTCTCCCTTTTTCTTGCAGATAAGCAAAGCCCAATCACTGCTATTAGACTCCTTATAAGTTTCATAATCTCCGCCCTTACTATTAATCTTTTTTATAGTAATCCGTGATAAAGCCGTCCGCAGTCAAAGGCAGACCCTTTGCCCAGGGGATAGGCTCCCCCATAATGGCTTCCACTTTATCAAGCTCATTTTTTCCGCGCGGAACGTCCAGGACAGCTTCGTCATGAACGTGCATGACCGTTTTATAACCGGCATCGTCCAAACGTATAAGGGTGACAGCCAGGCAATCCCGGGCAACTGCCTGAACGATGTTCTCGACAAGTTTGCCTCCGTAAGTGTTCAGGCGGCCCCATTTACCGGACTCAAGCTTCCCTTCATATGTGAGGGCTTCTTTCCCAAAACGATCGTCTATTTCAAGTTTTGGCTTCGCATAGGCCAGGCGCCTACCGGACGGCAGTTGTACAAACAGGATGCCTGACTCGCATAAAAATGTTAGACCGTGCTGAATCTTAACCGGCTTTCTCTCTTTGACAGCCTTGACCGCGGCGGCTTCGACGTCATACCAAAACTGCACTATTTTCTTATTTGCCGTCCGCCATGCTTTCACAAGCCCCGGCAGTTCATCTTCATCCAGACCCATGGTTAAGGCGCCCATTTGTATAAGCGCGCCCTTTCCGCCCTGGTACCCTAGCGCCAATTCTGCCACTTTACCTTTTTGCCTTAACGGACTGCCCTTTGTGATTGACTCAACCGGCACTTTGAACATTTGCGCTGCCGAGGCTTCGTAAATCTTCCCGTGAGTGTTGAATACATCCAGGCGCCATCCTTCCCCGGCAAGCCAGGCAATGACACGGGCTTCAATGGCGGAGAAGTCAGACACATAAAACTCATTACCTTCTGACGGGATGAAAGCTGTTCTGACTAGCTGAGAAAGCACAAAAGGCACCTGCCCATAAAGCAGCTCTATTGCTTCATAGTGACCACCCTTCAAAAGCGTCCTTGCTGTATCCAGGTCCGCGATTTTGTTTTGAGGTAAGTTCTGAACTTGAACCAAACGTCCGGCCCATCTGCCAGTACGGCTGGCCCCGTAAAATTGAAGTAAGCCGCGAACACGATTATCAGGGCAAAGAGCTTTCTCCATTGCCAGATACTTTTTAACTGAGGTTTTCGCCATTTCTTGCCTTAATCTCAAAACCCTGTGAACAGTTTCATCGTTTGTGTTTTCAATAAGTTCCTCAATTTTGTCTTTAGCTAGACTGGAAACAGTGAGCCCCTTATCTTCAAGCCATTTTTTTAATTGCGCCGTACTGTTGGGGTTGGGCAGACCGGTCAACTTCTTAGCCTCTGCCATTAAGCTGGCCTGGTATTGTTCATCACAGGCTATTGCATGCTTGACCAGGTCCACATCTATCCGAACGCCTCTATCATTTATTTCCTGATCTAACGCCCATAATTTATGTTCAGACTCCAAAGGTTCAAACTTGGAAATACGGTTTTTAATTGCACGTTCCACTTCAACATCCTGAATACAATAGGCTTTGAATTGCTCCCACTTCTCCTGATCATGTTCGGGTAGATTCCTAACCCTTTGCCCATTCGCCTTGGTCGGTTTACATGGTACTGAAAAGTAACGAATAAGGGCTTTACCTGCTTTATCCTTCTGCGCCGATAGCTTTAACGCTTTGGCAACCCCGTCAAGATTCCCAGGAAGCCCTAAAGTAGTAGCGTGGACAGCTGTACACCTCCACTGTGCCGGCGGCAACATTAAATTAAAATGCTTAGCGATACACGTTCTTTCAAAGTTAGCGTTATAAGCTGTCTTGATTACCTGCGAACTTGTCAACGCCACCAAGACCTCATGCGGTAACGTATCCCCTTGGGCCAGATCAATTATTTTTATAGGGTCGTCATCGAAAGCATAAGCAAATAGCAGAATTTCAAAAGATGGAACCTCCGTGTACGCGTAAACGCCTGCTTTTAAAAGATCAACGCTTGAGAATGTTTCTATATCAATTGATAAAGTTTTCAATTAGTAGCCCGCCTTTTTTGAAAATATAGCCCGTTTACATCCCTGTATTTTTCTTGGAAAGCTTTACGGCCGAGTTGGGCAACCTCTTGACGTGATCTAAGGGGTGTAACTGCAGCTTCGTAAGGGTCCATTCCGCAGTTATTGACACGATTAATATAGGTCAGGTATTTAATGCCGTTCGACTCAGCAAGGGCTATCAACTCAGGGGAATGGCGATAGTGTTTATTACGAGACGACTGCTTTTGTACTTTTTTCATGTTCTCCCTTACGTCAGAGGCGGGGGTTGTCGCGGCCTTTTCTTCATCCCAGCCCAGCCTATTCACACGTGCGAAAAATAAGTTTCGGTGAATCCCGTTTGACACTGCAACATCAGCCCATTTTGACTTTGGCTTGCGTTTTTTTTACTGGTGTTGTTATGGCCCTTTCTTTATCCCATCCTGAGAAACGTATTCTTCTTTCAAGGCGTATTTTGTCAATACCGTTTTTAACTGCCCGTTCGTATTCTTGAGGTGTGATGTACCAGTCTGATGGATTAAACATAGTTTTCATCCCCCTAACCCAAGAATTTGTCTAACTCAGTTTCTTTTGATTTTGTCTTTCTGGTTTTTTTCACATAATCAATATCAAGTTTTCCCTTATTCAGGCTTAACTCCATTTCACGAATTTTCCCTTCAGCTAGATCAATTTCATAGAGTTTTTTCATGTGGCTGTCATCTGAAAGAGCCAGATTGCCTAGATAATTCAGAACATCTTTTCTTTCTGAAAAAGAATTTAAAACATCTATATCCTTCCAACCTTCTTTTTTAGTAGTTGTTACAAGCCAAGCAGTTTTCAAATTAATTACCTCCTAATCTATTAAAAAGGGGAAACTCTCGTCTCCCCTCATAGTTCTTTTAATCTAAAAAGCTTTCGTCATCGTCTTCAAAGTCGTCAACTGCATCAAAGTCATCTTGAGCTCGTGAGCGACCGCCCAGGTAGTCCCCATCCTCAAGTTTTTGGATGTTATTTAAACCGCAAGCAATCCCTTTGTTTCCGGCCGTGTTGAACGCATAGAAGTTAATTGAAACGCGGCCGTAGCAACCACTGTAAAGTTCTTCTGAATCAATAATGTCATTTAGGTGTTTATCTACAATGCCTGGCTTAGTCTTACTTGAGGCATTCAAGAAATAGCACCCTGCATATTCCTCTTGGTCTGGTCTTTCTTCATCCCCATCGCGCAGAGGTGTTTTGAGGTTCGCTGGGATTTTACCACCCCATTTGCTGGCGCCAGCTTGTTTAGCTGCTTCAATTGCGGCCTTGATTTTTCTTAGTGTTTCCTTATCAGTTTTTGGGATAAGAATTGCAGTGCTGTATTTTGGCTCTTGGCCGTCCTCGATTGCATGAGGTTGAAAAGCGTGAAGATATGAAAAGCGTACCTTTCCTGTTACTACCTTTGTGTTTGTGTTTTTGTTAATTGCCATTTTGCATGTCTCCTTTTGGTTTAAGTTTTTTTTTATTTGAAATCAGCAATAGCTGATTCAGTTGAGTTTAATTCAGGTCGTTTGTCCGACTCAGGGACAAGTGTTGGCTTCCCTGCCGGTTTTATAACCAGGTCTTGCAATAATTCATTAAAAGCTTTTTTGCCGATACTTTTTTCTAGGGCTGACACTCCCAGAACCTCCGGTTTTGTAAGCACTTGCTCTGGTTCGTAACCCTCGGCCAAGAGAGTATTTTTCACTGCATCTTTGTCAGCGTATTTCCGGTTACTTCTGCCCTCAACAAGTTTCCAGCCAGGTATCTTCTCCCCGTGGTGTTCGGCTTGTGCAAGGGAATATTCTTGCACATCCTTAACCCACCGTTTGAGCTCTTCTGCTTCATAGAGAATTGCCCCCAGGTCCTCCTTTGATAGAAGCTCAGGCTTTTTGAAATCAAACCGCGCTAGCTCTAGATTTTTCTCAGCCCTTGCCGCACAGGCCGCTTTTGCTCTGCAGAATCGGCAATGTTCACCGGCTTCAAAATTGCCCTCACCCTTCCAGGCCATTTGTGCCCGGGGTTTAACGAATTCATCGGCCCATGACATAAGCTCAGACGCTAGAAGCTCATATGTAGTCACGCTATCCAGGCGTGGCTGCACAATAGTCATGCGAACGTATTCGATATCATAAAGAGCGCCAAATTGATTTATAGCCCCTAATGCATAGAGCATCATTTGGGTGTTTCCTTCTGCTTCCACGGGTACGCCTTTCCCATATTTCAGGTCTATCACTTCCATAACTTCATCAGCTATGATCAAAGCGTCACCGGTACCAAAGCCTTCGGGGACCCACTCGCTGAAATCTAAGCGCTGCTCAAGTAAGATAGTTGCGTCTCCTTTTTCTGCCTCAAGGGCATTAAATTTTTCAATTACTAAATCTGAATAGGTCGTGACATATTCAAGCATTGAATCAGAATATAACTCATGCTTTTTTAGCTTGTTTAGTCGTCTCGTCCGGGTAGCTTTAGAAATTTGCCCAGTGTGATATTGAAGCAACACCTCTGACACTTCGTGTGCCAGGGTCCCTTCTTCTGCAAACTCGCTTGTCGTTTCTTCGAACTGATCTTCTAAACGAGCGCTTGGCGTACAGGTTAGCCAGCGTTTTGAGCCTGATGCAGATAACTTTGCGTGGGCTCTATCAGCATGCCCCTGCGTCATAGCTGTTCCGCCAGTTCAAGTAATTCCGCATAATGCTCTTTCGGAACCTCGGTCAGCTTTTTAGCGCCGTATTTCGCAAATAGCTGCTTTATCTCAGCTTGTTTGCCTTCTTGGGATTTTTCAGCCAACTTTTGGCGAACGACTTTAATATCAATTTCCTGCGCGTCCTCCTGGGTTACTTTCTGGTTGGCTTCGGCCTCCGGCTTTGCAGGCTCCTTTTTACTTTCAACCGGCTTGTTTTCTGCAGGTTTTTCCTTTTCGACCTTAACCTCAGCAACCTTATTTACGGATAGAGGTCTGGCAGAAAGTGCGTCTGCTAGTGCTTGGAGCGATTTAGCAAGCTCCGGCGCTTCAATTTTTAAAGTGATATTCATAAGTACAACCTCCTATTTTTGATTGCGGAAAGCCGCAATTTCTTTCTTTTTTGCTTTGCGAATTTTTAATTTGTAATCCTCTTCCTCGTATTGGCAGTCTTCGACCTGGGCCGCAGTGACTTTCCCATTTTCAACGAGTTCAGCAATCGTGATAGGATTTAACTTTGTAGCTGGCAGGCCTACGATAGTTCCAAGCTTTGCCTTATCGAATTTAATAGAGACTTTTTTGACGGCTTCGATTATCGTCGCCTTGTCATCACGGTAAACAAGTACAGGACCGTTCTGTCTTAAGAAAGCGACCAAACGAGCTGTCCGAGCGTTAATACTTGAAGCTAATGCCGAACGGTCTTTCTTTGCCTGGTTAAGGTCTTGGAAAAACGCGTTCGCTTGAGAAACTGAGCTAATTGCTGACATGGTAAACCCTCCGGTTTCATATTTTTGGTCCGCGTGTTATAATGGCGGCGATATTTGTTTTAAACTGGGTCGCCTCGGCAAAGGCGGCTTTTTTACTCTGTAGGTCCTGCGACTAGGTAAGCCCTGCAGTATTTAAGCATTTGGTTATGAGAAAAATCTGCAATTTTGAGCTTGTTCAATTTCCGCATCTTCTGCTCAAACTCAGCGAAGAAGGCAGCAAGTTCAATCGCCTTTTCTTTTGTCATTTGATTTCTCTCCTTTCTCCAAGGCTTCTTTCTCGAGAATCCTCGGAACTGATAACTTCATGAAAATTTCATAAAGCCTGGCTTCTACATGTGCTGGCAGCTCTATCATATCCACCCTCCTTAACTACTTGTATTTCCGTCATTTTTAACACATTTAAATCCAGATTTATAAAAATCGCTATTCTGGAAAGTGTCTTTGTACTTGGCAGATATCTTCCGTTCTCAATGTCGGAAAGATAAGTCCTAGACAGGCCTAGCGCCTTCGCCATTTCTGTCTGTTTCAAGTGCTTTTCTTTCCTTTTGTTTTTAATTAAAGCCCCAAGCTTTTTCCCATCCAGCATGTTTATCACCTCCCGTTAAGGTATGGCTAAATTGTACGGTATTCACGACATTTTGTAAAAGTCGAAATATGACGAAATTCAAGCATTTTAGAGATTTAGAGAGTATTAAGCTTGTATTTCCGTCATTTTGCTAAAAAATACTTGTATTTCCGTCATTTTTGGTATTGTATTTCCGACATTTGGGCACTATAATTGGGACATATCAAACGACTCGTGTAACCTCGTGTAAGCTCGTGTAATGCAGTGAGGTCCACTGTGTTGTAAAGGAGATAACCGATAATGACTGTAGGGCAAAGAATTAAAGCTATTAGGAAGGAACGGAAGTTAACTCAAGTACAACTGGCTGACAAAGCTAATCTTTCTCGTTCATACCTTGCAGATATTGAAAGAGATAGATATAACCCAAGCCTTTCCACCTTGGAATCTGTAGCAGGTGCACTCGGTGTGCAGGTCTCTGCAATTGTTGGTGAAGAAAATCTTATAAAAGAAGAGCCTGCACAATATAACGCTAAAGAAGAAAAAGACATTGCAAAGCGTATGGAGGAAATAAGAAGGGACTTAGAGAACTCGGATGGACTAAGCTTCTCTGGCGAGCCTATGAGCCCTGAAGCTATTGAGTCTCTCATGGAAGCAATGGAACACATCGTCCGTCAAACGCAAAGAATCAATAAGAAATACACTCCAAAGAAATACAGAAAAGACGATCAAGACTAGGGGGCCTTATACTTTGATAAAAGCAGCTGTGCAAAAACTAATTAAAAAGTATAAAACCAGTAATCCTTATGAACTTGCATCATATTTAAATATCAATGTTTTTCAATGGGACTTACACCATGAAATAATGGGGTTTTATAAATACGACAAAAGAAACAAATATATCGTTATCAATTCAAACTTAAGCCAAGGTGAAAAAACATTTGTCTGTTCTCATGAACTGGGGCACGCACAATTGCATCCTCGCGCTAATACCCCTTTCATGAAAGAACATACTCTTTTCTCAGTTGATAAGGTCGAAGTTGAGGCAAATACTTTTGCCGTTGAACTTCTTCTTCCTGACTGGGTTATAAGCCAGTATAAAACTACAAACTTTACCCTAAAAGATGTTGCTGTGATGAATGGGGTGCCAGCAGAGTTAGCACATTTAAAAGATTTATCGGAGGTTAAAAATTTTTAACCTCAAAACAGAACGTACGTTTCTAGGAGGATGTTTCAATTGGAACTAAAGGAAGCGAACAGCCTTAAGAATGTTGGAATATACGTTAGGGTTTCGACAGAAGAACAAGCGAAAGAAGGCTATTCAATCGCTGCCCAAAAGGAGAAACTGAAAGCCTATTGCGTTTCCCAAGGGTGGGCAAACTACAAATTTTATATAGACGAAGGAAAATCAGCTAAAGATATACATAGGCCATCACTTGAATTAATGCTCAGACACATAGAACAAGGCATCATTAACACAGTGCTAGTATATAGGCTCGACAGACTGACCCGGTCTGTTCGTGATCTCTATTCTCTTTTAGACTACTTTGACAAGTACAATGCCGTTTTCAGGTCCGCCACTGAGGTTTATGATACGGGGTCAGCAACTGGCCGGCTTTTTATCACGTTAGTTGCCGCTATGGCTCAATGGGAAAGGGAGAATTTAGGGGAACGGGTAAAAATGGGTCAAGTTGAAAAGGCTCGACAGGGACAATATAGCGCCCCTGCCCCCTTTGGTTTCACAAAAGAAGGTGAGTACCTGGTAAAGAACCCTCAAGAGGGTGAAATTCTTTTAGATATGGTAGATAAGATCAAAAAAGGCTATTCACTCAGAGAATTGGCAGACTATCTCGACAAATCTGATGCTATGCCAAGAAGGGGTTATAAATGGCATATAGCATCTATACTAGTAATGCTAAAAAATCCGGTACTGTACGGCGCTTTTCGGTGGGGTGATGAAATAATTGAAGATGCTTTTGAAGGCTATATTTCAAAAGAGGAATTTGATCAGCTACAAAAAATACTGCATGATCGGCAAAACTTTAAGAAAAGAGAAACTTATTCAATTTTCATATTTCAAACAAAAATAATTTGCCCAAATTGCGGGAACCGGCTTACAAGTGAGCGCTCTAAGTATTTTAGGAAAAGAGATAATAAGCATGTAGAAAGTAATCACTATAGATGCCAGGCCTGTCTTTTGAATAAACGCCCCACCATCGGAGGTAGTGAGAAAAAATTCGAAAGAGCTTTAATTGAGTATATGCAGAATGTAAAACCAAGACTCGAACCGAAAATACCGGAAGAGAAACAACAGGACTTTGATAAACTCCATCAAAAAATACTCAGTATCGAAAAACAAAGAAAAAAATATCAAAAAGCTTGGTCTATGGATTTAATGACAGATCAAGAATTTGAGCAAATAATGGCAGAAACAAAAGATGCTTTGCAAAAAGCGCAAACTGCCTTAGAACAAGAGCAAACTTTTCATAAACCTAAAAGCCCCATTGATATAGAGCGTGCTAAAGAAATTGTAACTATGTTTAACAAAAGTTGGTCTGTCTTAACCAGCGAAGAGAAAAGACAAACAGTCCAAGAATTAATAAAGCAGATTGAATTTGAGAAGAAAGACCGTAAAATCAAGATTTTAGACATCCAATTTTATTAG